ATGGACCGCGAGTTCTGGCTCCAGATACGGCAGGCGCTGCTCATGCTGGTGGACGCGATCGAGCGGTTCAGGCTGGCGGACCTGCCGAAGACGAGCGAGCTGAGGAAAGAGGCGAAGAGGCAACCCTGAAAGGAGTGCTGAGATGGCGAAAGTGGACTTGGAGCAGTTGCGTAAAGCAAAGGCGATTCTGGATAGAGGTTGGTTCTGTGATAATTGCGGCGAAACGGACCCGCCCAGTGGATTCTATCCATTGTGGGCGCATGGTCCCCACAGTCTGACGGGGCTACTCTGCAATGATTGTGACCGCAAACTAAAAGAACAGGCCAAGCAGACGATGAGCCAACTGGTAGACGTGCGAGTGAAAGAAATGGCCGACGACATCCGCAAGGAACTCAAGGATGGGCGCTTGATGGGTGAGCCAATAGACTTTGACAATCCCGATGCTGTTCTTGTCGCCGCCTACTCAATGGCTCAAGACAAGGCGCTGAGGCGCAGTCTGCACTAACACAACCTAACTGGCAGTCTACACCGTAGAACGCCGCTAACTCTGCGTGAGCGCACACAGCCACGCGGGATAGCGGCGTTTTTGCGTTTTGGGAGGGCGATATGCCGATACCGACACCGAATGAGGGCGAAGAGCTAAAGGACTTCCGCCAGCGCTGCATGGGCAATGACACGATGGTGAAGGAATACCCAGACGAAAAACAGCGCTATGCCATCTGCAATCAGCAGTGGCGAGACAAGAACAAGGCTGTGAGCCTAGAACAGCAGCAGCGCAGGATTCAGGAGGCGTGGGCCACCCAGTATCCGGGCGGTGACGCGGTTGTGCCCATTGCCGAATCGCGGGGCTACGTTGTGGAAACGTTCGACAGCTATGTCATCGTTGGGATTGATGGCGCTTACTGGAAAGTGAGTTATAAGGACGATGATGGGGCCATGACCTTTGCGTCACGGGACAAGTGGCGCAAGGTCGAGCAACAGACACGATGGGCCAACGCCAAGAACGCCCTCAAGGCCGTCTCCCGCACCGACGACGAGTTGAGGGTCGCCAACTACATCGTGTTGTTTGGTGATGAGGCCCGCCGCGATCTCGAGGGCATCGCCAGCATGAACAAGAATGGTGACGGCACGCTGGGCGAGTTCTTCACCGAGCACACCGAACTGGAGAGCAGCTACACCAAGACGGGCCGGCTGTTGGTGGATTGGGAACACGGGCGAGATGGGGCTGAAGATGCACCGGGGGAAGATGACCCGCTTGGATTCGTGGATTGGTCTACGGCGAAGGCTGACGCGCGCGGCATGTGGGTAGAGCGCGCCCTATTTCGGCACAATGAGTATGTCAAGTGGCTGGAGGAACTGATCGACGCCGGCATTGTGGGCACCAGTTCTGAGGCGATTTCGAGCAAGGTGCGCAAGGCAGACAGCGGCGAGATCACCCGCTGGCCCCTCAAGCGCGACACCCTGACCGTCACTCCGATGGAATGGCGGAACAAGACAGAGAATATAGTACAAGCGTTCAAGGCACTGGGCATCCCGGTGCCTGACGATACAGCCGAGGACGACACACCGGCAGAGGCAGAGCCAGAGGGCGCGAAGGCGTCGGCGTCTGTAGCTGGGTTAGTGAGGGCCAAGGCGACACTCATTTTAACCGAACTGCTACAGGAGGTTTAGCAATGACGTACGAACAGTTGCGCGAACTGTCGCGCACAAAGGCGCTGGAGGCCATCGCCGAGCTGGAGAAGGATGAACCAGACGAGGACAAGGCCAAGGTGCTGCAAGAGGACGCAGACAAGTACCGCCTTCGCGCTGAGAAGATGGCCGATATGCTGACCATCGCCAAGAATGCCGACGCGGAGAAGGCGGCGGATGACAAGCCGGAGAAGGGCGGCATCGTGGTCGTCGAGGATGAAGACGACAAGAAGGCCAAGGAGAAGGCCGGCAAGTGGAGCCTGGGCGAGTTCCTGATCGCGGTTTCACAGAATGACCGCAAGGTGCAGCCGTACAAGAGCAAAGAGGCGGCTACTGAATATGGCTATGACATGGGCAAGGCGCTCGGCGACAAGTTCATCGGCTCACTCGCGGACGCACAGACCAAGGCCATCAGCGGCCTGAGCGAAGCCGTGCCGGAAGACGGCGGATTACTCGTCGGCGTGGACCGTAGCACCAGCCTCTTGGCGCGGGTCTACAACGTGGGCGACCTGCTGCGGCGGGTGGACATGGTGGGCATTGGCGCGAACAGCAATGGCATGACGTTCAATGCCGAAAACGAATCGAGCCGTGCGAACGGCAGCCGGCGCGGCGGCATTCAGGCATTCTGGGCGTGTGAGGCGGCGGACAAGGAAGACTCGCATCCCACTTTCCGGCAGATGGAGCTGTCGCTGAACAAGGTCATCGGCCTGGTCTACGCCACCGATGAACTGCTTGAGGATGCATCAGCTCTCGAGGGCTGGATCATGGGCAACTTGCCGGAAGAGCTGCGCTTCGTTGTCGAGGACAGCATCATCGAAGGCCCCGGCGGCGGCATGCCGCAGGGGATCATGGGCTCACCATGCCTGGTTACGGTGGCAGCAGAACCGGCGCAGGCGATCACCACTGTCGTCTCGGAGAATATCATCAACATGTGGGCGCGGCGCTACATCGGCGCTCGGGACTACGTGTGGCTGATCCACCAGGACGTTACGCCGCAGCTTCACCAGATGAACCTCGGCGCGGGCGCGGGTGGAGGCTTGACCTACATGCCGCCTGGCGGTCTATCGGGAGCACCCTATGCCACGCTGATGGGACGTCCGGTGCTGGAAATCGAATACTGTCAGACGCTCGGCGTCGTGGGTGACATCATCCTGGCGAGCATGCACGAGTACCAGATGATCGACAAGGGCGGTATGCAGTCGGCCAGCTCGATCCACGTCCGGTTCACCAACGACGAGACCGTGTTCCGATTCGTCTACCGCTGCGACGGGCAGCCGAAGTGGAACTCGCCGCTCACGCCATTCCACGGCAACAACGCCGTGTCGCCGTTCGTCACGTTGGCCGGGCGGCCATAGGAGAAATGACATGAACATCTTAGATCGACTCCATCTCGTTCCGGGGATCTACCCCGTCGCCAACTTCGCGGCGGGCACGACCAACTCGGTCTGCGTGCGCTGCCTGAGCGCGGTCGGCGTTCGCTTCACCTATATCAAGGGCGTCGGCGCAGCGGGCACGGCCACGCTGACGGTTGAGGCGTGCCCAGATGCGACGCCGAGCTTGCAGACTCCCGTGCCGTTCCAGTATCGGGAGAGCACCACACCCGATACCTGGGGTGCGTGGATACAAGCCACGGCGACCGGGTTCCCGACCACTGCGGGCAGCAACCAGGTCTACGAACTCTTCGTCCCGGCCGCGCACCTGGCGGCGCTGGGCTACGAGTACGTCCGCCTGCACTCTGTCGAGCTGAATGCTGCCGCCGTCGTGGGCTGCGTGATGATCGAAGTCGTGCAGCCGCGATACCAGACAGTGCCGATCTCGCTGCTGGTCTAGTGGATTCGCTTGGGGGGCGGGGTTCGCCCCGCCTCCTCTATGGCCCAACAATGGTTAGAACCCAGGATGGGCAAGGAGAATTGAAATGGCAGGAAGTGCAACACAGAGAACGGCGCTTTTCAGCCGGCAGCAGGTCGGCGGCGCCTGGACCATCGACGACTATCAGGAACACCCGGGCGACCTGTGGTTCGTGGACTCGACGCACGGACGGGCGGCGGACACGGCGGGGCTGGGAAAAGACCCCGACCACCCGCTCGCCACCATCCACTTTGCGAACACCCAGGCCGCAGACAACAACGGCGACGTGATCTATGTCGCCCCGAAGCACTCGGAAGAGATCGATGCCGCGGGCGCCATCACTCTGGACAAGCAAGGGCTGAAGGTCATCGGCCTGGGCATCGGGGATGACCGCCCGACGCTGACCTGGTCGGACACGGTAAGCACGCTCGCCATCGACGACTGCGACATCCTCATGAAGAACTTCCGCTTCGTGCAGGGGATCGATGCGATCGATGTCATGGTGGACGTGAATGGCGATGACATCACGCTCGAAGAGTGCGAGTTCGTGGAGGCAGCCGCGGCACAGGCCGTGTCGTTCATCGACCTGGACGGCGGCGGGGCCAATGCGTGCGATAACTTCAAGATGATCCGCTGCCGGGTCATCCAGCAGACGGCAGGCGCGGATCAGGTCGTGGACATCGCACAGGTACAAGATGGCGTCAAGATCATCGACTGCGTGATGGACGTGGACTGTGAGAATGCGTGTGTCTACAGCCCGGCCATTCACACCAACTGCGTGATCGCCGGGAACTACCTGCACAACCGGCAGACGGGCGACCACGCGGTCGAGTTCTCGGCCGCGGCCACTGGGTTCATCATCAACAACCGCCTGGCCGGCGATACCAGCGGGGACATCCTCGACCCTGGGAACTGTCACTGCGCGGGCAACATCGAGACCACGGCCATCAACTCGCCGGGATACCCGACGCCAGTGG